TTACCTCGACCCGTACAGCAACGAGGTAGTCAAAGAGTTTAGAGACAGCCTTTTGGTGGACACGGCGCGTTATGCTGGCCCTACCGCTCAGTTCTTGCTTGAAACAGGCGGCGGGGCGGCAGGTTTGACGCTAGGCGCTTTTGGCGGGGCTTTGGCTACAGGCAATCCAGCAGGCGCTATTGGAGGCGCGATGGCAGGCGGTTCTACTGGAACCGCTGCTGGCGGCGGAGCGGCTTACGCAGGGCGAGCTGGGATTTCTGCAATGTTTGATGGCCCTCCGCTTAAAGTGTCTCAACTAAAAGATGACTTATTAATGAGTTCAGCTTTTGGAGCGATACCTTTTGGCACCAAAGCCGCTCAGCTTGCTGGCAATGCATTTAGAACGACATCTAAAAAGTTCCCCGGCACTGATGGCAGAAGTGCTTTAGAAACCATACTTAGAGATGGCGGCAACACCGTTGATGAAAAGATAGCTTTTGCAAAAGACAGGTTCGATATTGACCTAACCAGAGCCGAGGCTCAGGGCATCATGTCAAACGCTGGCCAGATCCAACGCTACTTGCAGATGCAGCCGGGTTCTCAAAAGCTTTGGGACTTCTACCACAATCGACAGGCTCAAGTAGAAGAAGCCGCTGACGTGTTCTTTGATGAGGTTCTTCGAGGAAAGTACCTGACAAGTTTAAAGCAGAAACGATTGTCTGGAAGAACTGGCCTCGATCCAGATTCCGATATGGCAAAAGCCGCCGATGAGGTTTTAAAGAAGCTTGCAGCAAAGCGTCAGGAGCGAGCCGGGTCGGTATACAAAAACTCTTTTGAGCTAGATATACCTATAGATGTTACCGACATTACCGCAAAGCTTGAGTCAGAACTTGCTGACGCAAACCTTCGAGGCCAAGCAAGACGTGTTAAACAAGAGTTGCTAGACGCTTTGACAGATTTTTCTGGCTTTTCTGAAAGTGGCTTTAAAAATAATACCGAGCTTTTGCACAACGCTTTAGTGAATGACTTTAGGCCGTTGATTGAGGGGCTTACTAAAGACGGGCAGCGTAGCTTGAAGCTACAAGCCTCACAAATTAGAGAGCAAGTATCAAATAGGCTCAAGGCAGCAAACCCAGAGTATCAAAGGGCAACCGATATTTACGATCCATCCAAAGGTCACTTGCAGGCTTTAGAGCAAGGTGTCATTAGAGCCTTTGCTGAAGCTGCTGAAATGGGTGGTCAGGCCGCTGCCACGGCGACTAGGAATTTGTTTAGTGGCACCGCAAAGCCAAAAGAAATAAGGGACTTGCGGCGGTTAATTCAAACAGAAAACCCTCAAGCATGGCAGAACATAAAAGGCACATGGCTTCGCACTCAGTTTGATGACGCAATAACTTCGAGCATTAACCCGTTGGGCGTACAGAATAAGTTTTTATCTAGGCTTGGTATTCGTGGCAAAGTCATGATGGGCAGAGGCGCAGAAAAGGCCAGAGGCACTAAAGCGAAGGTGTTTGAAGCCATTATGGAGCCAGAGGAGCTAAAAAACTTTGTTGATCTTGTTGAGATGATGCAAGCAACAAGCTATATCGCGTCTCAAGGCGGCTCGCCCACTCAGCCTTTGTTGGCGTTGAGAACGCTCTTAGAAAAAGACATCACAGGCGCTGGAAGGGTTGCAGCCAATGCTATTAGGGCTGTGGTTGAAATACCTCAGCGAATTGCGATTCGGGGTTTTGATGACACGATGACCGCGACTCTTGGGTTTCAAAGAGAAGCTTATGAAGACAGGTTGATCGAAGCTTTAATTGACCCAACGGTTGCTGCTGACTTGGCTCAAAAAATAGATGCAGTAAAGCCGGGCGTTTACTTTGTTACTCAGGCGGTTGCTCGCGGTGCCACAGAGGTTTTTGACAACATAACCGAGGGCGCGTTTGTTCCTGATAAAATTAATCCAGAGACTGGGCGAATAGAGCGCGGCGTTCAGGGCGCACAAATGATCGAAAGAGCCAAAGAGGTTACGCAGCCAGAGCAGCCGTTAGAAGACCCGCAGGCTATGTTGCAAGGCTTATCGGTTCCGCAGGTTGGTGGTGACACCCCGCTCTTTGATGAACTCCCAGACACCCAGCCAGCGCCTGCACTGAGCCAGTTTGACCCTGCACTATCACCCACGATAGTGCCGCTCGACAAGGACAGAGAGCTTGCCATGCGGACTAGGGGTAACTTGGGCGGTATTGCCTCACTCGTCTAGAGGTTCAGGCTCTACCTCACGCGCAACGATCATAGCGCCTTCGACCTCATAGCCAAGGTCATAGCCCATGAGTGCGCCACCATCGACCTCGATCATCAGGTTGCGGCTCATAAGGCGCATAAGAGCTGCCTGCTGGTGCATGGTTAGTCGGCCAAACAGCTCGATAACCTCTCTAGCCTCAAGCACTGGGCGGTAAGACTGTGGCACAGCTTTGGTCTTAAAGGGGTTTCTCAAAGGTAGTCCTTGTAAAACAACTCTTGGTGTTTGGCTTCGATTAGGTGCTGCAACTGGTGAATCAAAGAGCGACGCTCCTTGGCGCAGATTTCACGAAGCAAATCGTAAGTGTCTTTGTCGATTGCCAACGACTTACGCTGACGCTCGACAGGCTCTTCTTCTGGTTCCATATCTATTCTCTGTCAAATATTGATGGATTTTACAAGATTGTGTAGAATTGTACAATGTATCAAATAAAGAACTACATGCTGTCGATGCAGTCGCATTGGATGGTGAACCAGCCTTTGTACGAGGCTGTACAGAAGACTGTGCCGGTTATTGCCGAGTTTAGGGCTAGGATGGGGGTTGATAAGATGCAGCCCACACCCGTCTCTCAGCTCTGCAAGAAGGTGTTTCCAGACGTGTACAAGGTGCCACTGTTCAGGCGGCAGTTCTGCAAGATGTTGGTCGAAGAGATCGACAGTATGGTTAAAGAGATCCCGTTTGAAACCAACGATGAAGAGGACGAGCTGAGGCAGATCCCTGAGATCGTTCTTCGAGAGCATGTGCCAGAACTTTATCGAACCATGTGGTTTGTGGTGCAGAACGTGCTCAACCCGATCTTCTTGGCGCTCTATCAGCGCGACTGTGCGGATGTGTCGAGCATCCAGATAGCCAACTACAACCTCAAAGAGAAGCAACAGGGCGCTTGGCATCACGACGAGAGTGCTGATATTAGCGTGGTGGTTCCGCTCAACACGGGCGACTACAAAGGCGGCGGCACAGAGTTTCACAACCACGGCACTCTTGCACCGCTGCCAACAGGTCACGCGCTGATCTTCCCAAGCTTCACCAACATGCACCGAGGGCTGGCCGTCGAGGGCGGCGACAGGTACTTGCTGGTCTTCTGGCTCTACAACAAGAAACGCCTTCTGGAAAACGCTGCAAATATCAGATAATTATTTACACTTTTGTGCAAATAAATGTGTACAACGACACGGCATTATGAGATTATATCTGTGTCGGGCGATGAGGCTCGACGCAAACGGAGAAGATGATGGAATACCAAAACTACAAAATTGGGCAGAGGGTGGTTCTTAACTGCAAAAACTTTGTTTCGCCTAGCAATTTAGACGATGACGGTTGGTTCCCCGTGTATGGAACAATCACGGGCTTCACCAAAAAAAGAATCAAGGCGATCAACGAAATCAGAGACACCGAAGGATTCTACAGCCCTGACAATGTCAGGGCGATCTAAACTCCAACTGACGAGCTGGGCGGGTGGTTCCCGCCCCGAAACCGAAAGGTCTTGGAAAACCAATTGAGGAAAAGATGATGAAAATTGATTACGCAATGAGCTGGCAGTTTATCCGCTGGTGGTTACAAGACCACCCAGAGATTGGGACGCTATGTCGCGATGGGGAAGCCGTGTTTTACGTTTACCCTGCTGGCGGCGAGTACCGCGAACTTAAAGCTTTTGAGACACCATAAATTCAACCTACTTTTTCTTCTTCATCCGCTCAGCGTAATCTAAGAGCGGCTCACCAAACTTCTTTTCAAACCATTGCTCCCAAGTGACCCGTCGATGCGGCGGGTTGTTTGGGGTGGCATGGTGCCGACGCTTCCAGATTGATCGAGCGGCGTAATACTTGATGTCTTCAGCCCACTGCTTCTCTTGAGCCAGCTCTTCTTTAGTTAAGGTCGGTAAGGCCAAACTCTTTGATCCCTTCTTGGTTGTAGGGCAGGTACAGGTCTTGCTCACGGCACTTGATGCCGACAGCCATTGCCTGCTCGTTCTGGGCATCGGCATACGCTATGGCTTCATCACTCAGCGTGTAGACGCCATATGGATAAGGGTGAGCCTTTTCCTGAGCCAAGAAGTAAAACTTCTCTGTGGGCAGTCCCACGGCCTTGCAGCCAGCCAGATAGTACGCAGCCTGCTGATGATAGCGGAACGTGTTGATCGCGCTCCTAAAGCCACGAGGTGAGGCGTCGCGGCAGGTCTTGAAGTCCCAAATGTCAGTGCCAGTGTGCCAGTCAAGTTTGCCCTTACACTGCTGACCATTCCAGATCCAACACAGCGTCAGCTCAACGCCGTGTTCTGGTTTGGGAATGAACTCAGAAACAACCTCACGGCGCTCCATGCAGATGTCGTACAGGTCTTGCTTGCAGGGTGTGCGGTCACCCAGATCCTCAAGCCATTCGGCGTACTCGGCTTTGCCAGCCTTAGTACGCTTATCAACCGCTGGCTCTATCGCGAACTCGTCAAAGAACTTGTGGTGCTCCAGAAAAACCGTGTGCTGTACCCTGCCTTCGAGCAGCGCGGGTGAGTTGTTAAAGGTTTGGTTCTTCCAAGTGAACGGACACTTAGCTATGGCGCTCAGATCGTGAGATCGCCAAGCGGGTATCGAGTCATACGTTGGGTAATCAAGATCCTCGTAAACGCCTACTTTGAATTCCATCACTCTTCTCCGTTAAATTTTATGCGTTCTTTCAAACCAATATCCGCCAGTCTTTGGGTTCTCGACCAACGTGTATCTGCGGGTGCTGTTGTAGACCACGCTTGGGCTAAGCCCCAGCTCTCTGGCAATCGACGCTCCGCTCAGCCCTTGCTTAACCATGAACAGTATCTGCATGATCTGGCTGTCTCTGATGTTTGGCTTGCTCGTCGTTTCCATAAACTTTTTGCGCTTCTGCTCTAACAGCAAAGCTTGAGCCTTGGCCTTTTGGTTTTGATACTTCTGCTGCGCTTGGTAGGCTTTCAAAAATAAACTGCTCACGATTCCTCCAAGTATGTTAGCCCCGCCTTTGGTCATAGACGGACGGGAACGTCCAAGTGAGGTGGCGTACTAAAACCACCCTGACCAGTCCAGTTTTCGACCACCCTAACTGGGGAGGGCTTACCACAAACCTAGTCAACAAAGGAGAAAACCAAGGTCTGTTGGCCTAAAAAATCCCGCCTACGGTCTACTCGGACGGGAACGAGCTGGAGGGCGTGATGATACCCAGACCTGCCACAACTATACGACAAAAGCCCCAAGCAGGAAGCCAACAACAAAGGATAGAACCAATGCGTATGTTGTGAATTTCGCTACCCCAAATTGACGCGCTACAGAAAGCCTCATCACGACTTTCGAGGGTCATCGCCCATCGAGTAGCGCAAGTACCATATGGCCTTGCTCTTGTCCTCGCTGGGGTTGCCCTTCTTGTTGGAGCGCCAGTTGTATTTGAACGCCGCAATCTCAGCGTATTCCTGAACACGCTGTGACCCAAATGCCGAAACCATCGCGTCAATACACTCGACCTCGCCCGAAGCATAGTGCGACGGGCTATTGATCATGTCTTTCGGCTTGTCTGGCTTCGATCCAATCCATTCATCCAAATGCTCCGCCAGCCTCTTGCCTTCAAAGCCTTTGGTTAGATTGGTCGAATCGAAAAATCGCTTCAGCTTCGCCAAGGTTGCACTCGAACAGCCTGCCTTCTTAAAGATAATGTCCTTAATCGTGTTGCGATCTACACCAACCTCCAGTGCCACTGCGCTCACCGCAGTGCTCACCTTGACGTTCTTTTTGCGCGAGTATTCGACCACTGCGTGGTGAAGCATGTCGCGTTGTTTGATTGTGATCATGCTAACCCCTAGAACGGTATGTCATCTTCAAAGTCTTCTTCAGCAACCGCTGGCTCAGGCTCAGGTGCTGGCTCTTCAGCAACTGCTGTCGCTGCTCCACCGCCCTTCTTCATCGCAGCCTGAACCTCGAAGCATGGCTCCACAGGTTCTTTACCCTGCTCGTCGCAGCCACCGATTTGCCACTGCATAAACCGTGGTAGTTCCTCGAAGATGTCGCAGGCTTTCTTGCTCGCCTCGTCGGACTCACCAGAAAACTCTTTGCAGTAGTCTTCGAGGTCAAAGACCTGCTGCTCGTTAACCGTCGCAACCTTCTTGGCCCCACCATCGGCGCAAAACACGCCGACTACCTTGGCGTTGCCGCCACTGGTCAGGCCGACATCGACCTTGCAGGTTGTGCCTAAAATCTTGGTGAGATCAAACGACTTCAGCTCTTCCTCGGTGAAAGACTTGTTACGCCACGCCTGTAGATGCTGCCGCAGCTTGGCCCGTTCATTCAGAGACAGCGTGTACTGGCAGTTGATCACCATCGGTCGGTCATCGGCCATCCGCAGCTCAGGCAGCTCCCAGAAGATAAACACGTTGTGCTTCTTGCTGATCTCGCCTTGAAAGTCATTGAGTGAGGTGCCAGCGTCAACCAGCTTGTAACAAATTGCATTATGGGTGCCAGTCGGAACCTGCTCGAAGTCACTGCCGCCGCCACCTGATGCTATGATTGCCATCCGCTTTTCCTTGTAGTTATGTAAGAAGTTGTACTATCCTACACTAATTGGAAAAATGTGTACAAGGGAAAAGTTGATGGGATTGAAGATAACGGATGGGAACTCAAAAGATTTTAGCAGGCCACTGAGCGGAGACATACGAGCGGAGTTCTTAGACTTCTTGTTAGATAACGGTATGACGCCCGATCCGAAGAAGGGATTGGTTGTCGGCGGTGACATTGGCCGTGCCTACATGGACGTTGGCGGTCAGCAGAAGTTGGTCGGCTGGTATCAGTTCTGGCCTGACCAAGAAGTTGCGTTTGGTCGTTGTGGTGATCGAACCGTGAGCAACGACGAGCCAACGGCGACATGGAAGCCTGAGAATGCGGCCAACCACAGGATGACCGACGAGCAGCGTGAAGAAATGCGGTTGCTCAGCGAGCAGGCAGCAGCGGAGCGCGAAGAGAAGCAAAAGCAGGCAGCAGCTCGCGCCAAGCGGATGTGGGACGCCTACCCTGAAGCCACAGACAATAATCCATACCTCGAACGCAAGGGCGTAACCAACCACGGTCTACGAGAGACGCAGGACGGGAAGCTCGTGGTGCCAGTTTTGGATGCGAAGCTCAAGATCGCTGGCTTGCAGTTCATTGACGGCGATGGCAGCAAAAAGTTTTTGACTGGCACAAAGAAGAAGGGGTCGTTCTTTGTCATCGACCCCAACTCGATGCGTACTGCCCACACGATCAATTACGTTGAAGGTTACGCCACTGGAGCTAGTTACTTTGCCGATCTAGGCCAGCCAGTCGTGGTTTGTTTCGATGCTTACAACCTAAGCCCAGTCGCAGACACAATCAGCGGCTACTTTCCAAAGGCTAAGCACGTCTTCATTGCAGACTTCGATGACACCAAGACGGGTGAGAAGGAGGCTATCAGGGCCGCGCAGACTGTGCAGAAGAAGGGTTCGCAGGCTGAGGTATTGATGCCGCAGTCCAAGGGCGACTACAACGACCACGCCGTAGAAGGCGAGCTGATGCCTGAGCTGAACAGTGTGGAGGTGCCAGTCGAATACGACTGGAACAAAACGGAAAAGGGACGGTTTTTAAACACGAAGGACAATGTGCGCGGTGTCTTGACGGTTAACCAGATCGATGTGCGCTATAACGTGATCAAGAAGAACATGGAGATCAGCATCCCCCACACCGACTTCATTGCCGACATGCGTGACGAGTCTGCGCTTATTGAGATTGAGGATCGCTGCATACAGATTGGTGTGCCACACATGAAGGTGCGCGACTATCTGAAGCTATTGGCACGAGAGTACAACCCAGTGCGAGAGTGGATGGAGAGCAAGCCGTGGGACGGCACAAGCCGACTAAAAGAGTTCCTCGGCACCATCAAGAGCAGCAACGAGCCACTCAAAGAAATGCTGATGACGAAGTGGCTGGTTTCCTGCGTAGCAGCGGCCTGTGAGCCGAATGGCGTGGCACTTGAGGGCATACTGGTGTTCCAAGGCGCTCAGGGGCTTGGTAAGACGCTGTGGTTCAAGCGGCTGGCAGATTACGAGCAGGGATGGCTGCTAGAGGGCGCTACGTTGAACCCTAGCGACAAGGACAGTGTGAAGCTGGCTGTAAGCCATTGGATTGTGGAGCTTGGTGAGATTGAATCTACCTTTAAGAAGAGCGACATCGACCAGCTCAAGGCTTTTGTAACCAAGAAGGTGGACGAGCTACGGCTCCCTTATGATCGAGCCAGTACGACGTACCAGCGACGCACAAGCTTTTACGCAAGCGTCAACGCCCGTGAGTTTTTGACCGATACCAGCGGCAACCGACGATTCTGGGTCGTGCCTGTCACCGCTATTGATGCAAACCACGGGCTTGATATGCAGCAGGTGTGGGCCGAGGTAAAGGAGACGCTGTACGACAAAGGCTTCAACTGGTACTTGGATCAGGCGCAACGGGACAGCCTGCAAGACTCAAACGAATACTATCGCACACAGTCCAGCGTCGAGGATCTGATACTCGAACACGTTCATTTCCAGAGCTTGAATACCAAACCAGTGCAGATGACAAAGCTGCTGCGTGACCTTGGAATTAGCCAGCCGAGGATGCCAGACATCAAGGACGCGAGTAGGGTACTCGCGGCTCACGGGCTGGAACCGCGAAAGAGTAACGGCAAAAAGGTGTACGATCTGGACTACACAAAAGTGGAAGTTGGGAATGCTGATAAGTTTTCTGGCGGTTGGACTAAGGATTTTTGAGGGTAGGTGAAATGCTGCCCTTTGGACAGTTGTGGTAAGTTATTGATTTGTGGTCTTTTATTAACAGGGTAGGGTAGGGTACTACTAATTAATAATAATAATAATATATAGGTATAGGTATACAGCACACCGTGAGTCTCTGAAGTCTCTAGGGTGTTATGAAATTTTTGAAACACTGTACCCTCCCTGCCCCAGTACCCTGAGTGGAGAATTGCATGGACGAGTTTAAGTACGATCACGAGCAAGACCGAGAGGCTAATTACAGGCGCTGGCGTATCATGAATACGGACGAGCGCGAGGAAGCAGGGCAAGCGCCACATCCAGAGGATGTGGCGCGGAGGTTGTTTAACGAACTGGCGGACAGTGGATGGCTGAAGAAAAAAAGCGGGTAGGCAGGCCGAAGAAAGAGCGCAAGCAGTTGGTGGAGACGCCGAGTGCTTTCGTTGCTGATGAAGAAGCTGGCATAACTGAAATGCAGGCGGCTTTTGTTTGGCACTACACTGAGGGAGCGAGTGGGCAGACAGAAGCGGCTCGAAGAGCTGGGTTCAGCTTCCCCGCTGCTGCTGCAACCAAGATGTTGAATGGCAAAGACTTCCCGAAGGTTACGAGAGCCGTGAGGGTGAAGCAGGACGAGCTGCGTGAAAAGTACGCGGTTACGCCGCAGAAGACGGGAGCGATGCTGTGGAACATAGCCGAGACTGCATTCGAGAGGGGTGCATACAATGCTGCCGTGAGTGCAGTGAAAGAGTTGAACCAGCTCGCTGGCCTCACGATCCACCGCAGCCAGAACCTGAACATCAACGCTGACTTGCAGAAGATGACCAAGGAAGACATCAAGCACAGGCTCAACGAGCTGCTCGGTGTAGACAGTGAGATGAGCGACAAAGACCACTAACTTCGTCGGCTTGGCGTATCCGAGAAATCAACTACGTTCTGGCCCCGCCTCCCGCCCAGCCCCTCAAAATTTGGCGAAATTCGCCATTTTTTGGCAAAAAACGCTAAGCTTTTGATTTTTAAGGGGAATTCCCACGCATTTGGCGCTGCGTCTGCGCGTCGGTTTGACCGCCCCTGCTCAGAGGCGAGACACGTCTCGGCCAGAGAGCTGCGCGACCTTGGTTTTCTT